CACGAATATCAATTGCATCTTCAAGATTAATATCTCCTTTAGATAATGCCATTTGAATGTTAGCTTCAAGTTGAGCTTTTTGTTCTTCATCAGGAGAAACTTCAATAAAAATACCAAAATCATAAATATAAAGGTCTTTAATATCATTAAGGATAGATACATTGAATCTACCTATCTTATTAATAAAGTCTTCTTTAAAGTCAGAGTATTCTAATATGTCTGCAATTCTATAAGTTAAAGCTTCAGCTAATGTTCTATAAACGAATAAACTTCCATCTAAGATATGTCTTGTAGCTGTGTTTGAATTAAGGGCCGCTAACTTCTGAACACCAACCAAAGAGTTAGGGTCAGGAGTAGAACCGTCTCTTGCTTCGTTTAATCCGGTTACAGCTCTAAGCATATCCATATAGTGGTTATAGTTAGCTAAAAGCATTTGTGTTTTAGATGCGCCTGAATTAGAAGTTAATTGAGTAATAGGAACTCTTGCATTATTAAAGTCTCCATCTTGAGTATAACTACGACCAATAACAGAACCTGTTTGGAAATATAATCTTAATGCATCTTCAGGATTGTATGCTGCGCCTGTACCTAAGTCAACTTCATTCAAACCATCAGCATCAATAAACACTCCATCAGGAACTGTTCTATTTATTACTTGTTGTAGTTTTAAGTGCGTTACTTGAATAAGGTCTGCAAAAGGAATCATTCTTCTTACTAAAGACTCAATTACCCCTTTGTACATACGAGGTGCTGCAGCAACATAATTTGGTATTGCGTGTTGAGATGCTGATTTTGGTCTTACCATATTCTTAGAAAGTTCCCACTTCAAAAGAATGTTAGTACCCATAACCATAACTCCTTCATACCAAACATCAATTGTTTTTTCAATCTTTTCGAAATTACCTTCTTCCATCATTTCTGTAGGAGGATTGAAAGTATCATCTTTCTCAATCATACGAGTAGCTCCGTTCTCAAGATTCTTTTTCTTGTAAACAATTTTTTTCGTAGTCTTATAATTGAAATACATTAATGTAGCAGTATCTCTTGAGAATACACTATTCTCATAGAATTGAGCAACATTATAATAATCGTACCATTGTTGGCTGTATTGTGTAATTTCTTGAAGGTCTTCTTTTGTTAAAGTAGGGTCTATCTTCATTAACTCTGTAATAGGAAGCGTTTTAATTTCTCCCCAATAGAAACAATCTCTAAAGTATGGGTCCTCTGTATAAGAGTAAACAACATTAGCAGGGTCAACATAAGAAATCTGTACACCTGACCCTTGAAGAAATTCGTGTTTAGCTATTCCGATACCGATTACAGTAGCGTCATAATCAATTCTTTTTCTAATATTGTCATAATGGTTTTCTTCAAACATTGTATTAATAGCTTCTTCTTCAGCTATCTCAATAGCAGGCTTATAGTTAAGCTGCATAAATAATGCTAATTCTTCATCGCTATTAGGAAGTTTATCAGGGTCCATAATAAAAGGGTCAACACCTGAAAGCTCTTTTATTTGAGATAAGATTTGTTTACCTGCTACCTGAGACTCCATCATTTCCTGATACTTGCTTCTCTTAGCTTGAGACATTGCATCTTGTGCGTATGCCTTAACCTTAAACAATCTATCCGACATACCGTTTACAACAATATCAACAAATTTAGGAATGATTGGAACAGGAGTCCAATCTAAATTTAGATAGGATAAATCTCCATCAATAGCTAATTCATTCTTGTATTTAGCAACAGGCTGTTCTCCTCTCGCATAGAGTCTTAACCTGTTGAACTCTCTCCATTGGCTATAATATCTACAATTATTTCCGTCTTTTCTAAACCATTCGTATTGAATAGCCTGACCAACTTGTAGACCAAATTGAGGAGACGCTTTTTCCGCATCAGTAGCTAACTGACTTGGAAATACTGACGATGTAATATCTATTGTTATGTTTTTCATTTAATTAATTGACTTGTTGAACCATCATTAGAATACCTTGCGAAGTTAATAATAATTTTTGAATCTTTTTTCTCCGGCATATATAAATGCTTTTGGTTAGCCATAATAGCTAATCCTGAACTAATAGAAGCATCAAATTTTGTTCTATCGTTTATATCAAACTTAGCCCAATCCTCTAATGTTCTCGTAAAAGGCATATTGCCTATTTGGTCAGGGTCTCTATAATTCCCTGCCATATCAAAACCTATATGCTTCTCTATGTAAGACTCAATCGCAGAAGCGTGAGACTGTTTAACATCTTCAGATGAGTTAGGTATTCCTCCAAGTTCTCGTTCTGTTTTTGTTAACTTATTATATTGTTTATCAGGTCTGTTTAGACAGTATTGTCTATAACCTCTATTTTTAAAATGGTATAGTAATCGAGGTTTGTTGTTCTCAATTAAAATAGGCATACCATAGAATACACAAGCCATAAGAACTTCTTCGAAAAATATCTCAGCTGTCTGAGGTCTTGCTATGTATTCTAAGAAAAACTCATTAGAAGGTGCATCATCCATATTAAACTTAGTAAGTCCGTGAAGAGAACCATTAGACCCTCTACCACCAACTACTGCTGATATATCATAAGAGTCACACCCAAAAGAACCTATGTGTTCATTTCCCGGATGTTTAACTCCATTTCGTATATGTACATTATTCTGCAAGTGTTTTGCAGGAGTCCAACTAACTAAGAATCTTCCTTTGTTATCAGGAGTAAAAATAACTTTAGTATCTTTAATCCCATCTTGCCAATGAAAAGAACCTCTTGTAATATAATGCTCTTTTATAAGAGAGTCATTATAATCTATTTGTTGGTATATCTTTGTAAGGTTAAACAAAGACTGCTTACTTTCATCTCTAAATGCGTGAGACTCTGTTCTCGGGAACTGACGATAGAACTCATTTAATGCATCAGCATCGTTTTTAAGTGAATCAACCTCAGCTTCCCAATAATCAACAGCACCATTCTTAATCCAAGCACCATCTACCCCTTTTATAGGCTCAACAGGTTTATAGAAAATAGGCATACCGTATTTATCTATAAATCCCTCCATATTCCATTCCATAGGAATAAATAAAGAGTATAATCCTGATTTAGTTTGCCCGTTGGCATTTCTAACCAATACATTAGAATCCTCATACATATCTTTGTAATTCTGACCTCCTTTTGATAAAGCATTTGATGTTGAACCCATCATACACTTACCAATGATTTTAGAACCCAATCGAAGACAAGTTTTAGTTACTCGCCAATTCTCTTTAATATTATTTGGCTTAGTCCACTTACCGCTCTCATCGTGAGCTAAGAATAGAAGCTTTTCCCCATCATAAGAGTTGTCTTCTGTATTCTTCCAATCTATTGATGTATCTAATCCTTCAATTATTTCAACATCAGATTCATACATATTCTTCTTTGTAATCTTAGACGCAGGAACCCTAAACGCTAATTCAGTTTTAGGTTTATCCATACCATCCATAATTGGTTTAAAGAAGAAAGGAAGTCTACTATTTATAGGTACAACCTTATCTGTAAACATTTTCTTAGCATCGGCTCCTGTCTTAGACAAAATACCAATCCTTGAATCTTTTGCAAGTGTTCCTATATTTACAGCTTCAGATGAAGACATAAACGAGAATCCTGAACGTCTAATCTTAAGGTATATCATACCAAAGCTACGCTCATCTGCTTTACAAGCTTCCCAAAACAACCAATAGATTCTATTGGCTTCACGGAAGTCAGGATAACCAACGTCAATACTTGACCATTGCAGGTACATATAATGAGAGCCTGTTATATAGGTTTTAACCCCATTATTCATAAACCAATATCCTTGGTCTCTATAATCAAACTCTTGCTCAATATAATCAACCCATCTGTTTTTAAATTCAGACGGCATTTCATTCCATTGAAATATAGATTGTATTTTCTCTAAAGATTTAGGTATAGGTTGTCTTTCCCAATATTGCTCAGCTTTACTTGAGCTTGTTTGAAAGCATTTTTCAGGAGCAGGTGGTATAGCAATATGAAGACCTGATATATTAATAATATCTCCAATCTGACCTGTTTTTGATATTACTACAACATCGTATTGGTCATTATAACCATACGCCCAAGACCTATTTCTATTTTTATTAGAAATAACTCCTTTAGCAATATAGTCATTGACTACAGTGTATAATTTATCTTGACCTTCTTTCTGCAAAACCTTGTCTTGTATCAGTTCGACTTCCACCTTTTTCAGATAACTCGATGCTTTCCTTTTCAGCTTCAATTCTATTTAGAATTTCAAACGCATCGAATATCGCTAATTTCTTTGTTGCTGCTGCATTCTTTAGTTTGTCGGCAGCTAAATCATCTCCTTCGCTATTTGGGTCCAATATAGAGTCCTCAGCGACTTTGATTAGTTCTTCTACAGCTTTATGTCCTGCTGCTATAATTTTTAGTTTTATTTCTTTTGTACTCATACTCTATCTGTAAAACATTACATAAACCATTCTACCTTCTTTCCATCCTGTATTAGGATACTTACTATGAAAATAAACTGAAGGATACATAACTGCTCTGTTAGGTCTATAACCTACTACAGAATGTAATTCCCAATTATCTAAATTGTTTGCTTCCTCTAATAGAAATCTATTTGCTTCTTCATCAGAAGTATCTTCAGGCATTTTATAACCTACATCTTTATGCTTCCAAAAAGCAGTCCCGTGAAGACCTTCTTTTGTTGATGGAGATATATATAGCACAAGTGCTCTTTCAGGTCTAATATCGCCTACTTTTGAGTCTGCGTGTATTCTCCAATCAGTATCTAATTCTTCTGTAGCAACTCTAAAGAATCCTAATAAGCATTCTCTTTTTACTCCATCTATCTTACTTAGCTTGTCAAGAATTAAATTATCAAACTCTTCATTGGTATATTGCACCCAAAAAGGTTTATCTCCTACTTCTACTTTTACAAATTCATTATCAGATAAATGCTGATAAACTGATTCATAAATGTTTTCTTCTAAAAAATCATCTACAATATTTATCATAGCTTCATAGTTATTTGATGGTCATACATTCTATACATCTTTTCTCCTTCAATAGTAAACTCGTATTCACTATCCGGCTTGAAGCATATAGTATCTCCCGAATCAATACCTTGACTTAATAAGTAATCATTTGGATAAATCATTACTCCCATTAATGGTTCTTCTTTAAAAGGCTTTTTGATGTAGGATTCAATTGCAGGAATTGGTTTTACAAAACAATACTTATCGTATGCAAACCATTTATCTTTCTTCTTATACATAAAGAATTGGTCGGTTTCAATAAAGAATAAGTCATCTTTAAAAAAACTCTTACCACTTTTTTGACGACCTCTCATATCATTATAATACTTAAAAGCATTATGATGTACGAGAAGCGTATCTCCTATCTCTATAGGACCGGTATAACCTAATGGTACTTCTACAACCTCAGCATATCTGTTTGAGAATTTATGGTCTTCCTCAGAAGAACTAATTATAAATTCAATTCCCGCTATGTCTTTTGTGTTGTCGTACCTTTTTCCATTTTTAGGCTTAGCTATAAAATAAAAAGGCGATTTCATTAAAAGTCTATATTAAATTCGATTGAAATTGGAACCGTAAAGGTAAACTCTTTCCACAAAACTACCTCATTTTTTTGATTAATAATGTAAATTTTTATAGATTTCTTTTCAGTATCGTATTTAATTAGATGAATTTCATTAGAATCTCCTAATATTTTTTGACCAACTATGTAGTGCATAGCGCCACTTTTATAGTCAGGTCCAATTGATATTTTTCTTATATCCATTTGATTTGATTGTATTTATTTACTATTTTATAGTCATTGTCATAGAAACAGGATTTATTAAAAAAGCAATTTGATTTGCAATATTATCCTCTATTTGTGATGTTTGTTCTTGACCCATTGCTGATTGTGTCCAAGCTACAATCTCATTATTTGTAAGTTCATCAAATGGTATAAAGTTTGTAATATCACTTGTATTTAAAGACTGTGTCCCATATATATTAGCTTGTACCGGAGGAACAGAATTATCATATCCTGTTACTATCCAATGTACATTATATACTACATCTGTAAAATCTCCATCTTTTGGATATACATCTACTGTTTTGCAATTCCAATCATATTTTATCATATCTTATTTTTTTTTTAATTTTTGTAATTCAGCATAAACCGCTAAAAGTTCTGCTTCTTTCTGAGCAATTAAATCTTCAGTAGGTATATCTTCTACCTCTATATATTCAACTCTTACAAGTCCGTTTTCGTCATAAATTTCGTTTCTTATTTGTGCCATTTTATACTGCTCTAAAGTTAATTTTTGGAATTGATGAAATTGCTGCTAAATTTCCACTTGTAATAGTTAATGTTGACGGGATTGATGCGTAAGTTACATTTAAAGAAAATGCGTTATAACTAATAGTTGAAGTTGATGTTGCTATTTGTAAAGATTGTGAGTTTGAAGTTAATGATCCAGAACCTGCATTCGATACAATTCCAAGCCAATATGTAACTCCAGCTGTAAAAGTTTGTGAAGTTATAAAAGTTTTTGGTCCTATAGTTGTCATATCTAAATTAGAAGACTCAACAAGTTTTGTATTTGGTAAACCATTATTATCTGAAAATATTAATACTTTTAATGTAGTTCCAGCCGATCCTAAAACAGAAACATTAATTGTTAATTGATCAATTGAATATGTATATGCAGGAATATAAGGGAATAAATATAATATATTTGCACTATTTGCAAAACTTGTACTTCCTGAAGTTATCATATTTGTATAATTAACTCCCGATAATGGTTTACATAATGTATGAATACCTTGCAACCCACTTCCTCCGCTTACAACTAAATTTCCACTTCCTAAAATGTTATTTCCGTTTATTGTTTTTATATTCGTGCCACTTACAAGTGCGTCTTGTTTTGCATTCCAAGAAGTTGAATTACCTCCTGTTGCCGTAATAACTCCATTAACATCTAATTCTGTAGTAGGAATTGAAGTTCCAATACCTACGTTACCGCCGTTTGGATTTAATAATAAATTATATGCTGTTGCTGTGCCATCTACTCTTTGTGCTTGTAAATATGTAGCGCCTGTTGTGCCTAATACGCCCGCAATAAAACCATATAGTCCATTATTATTAAGCAATGAAAATTTACCACCATTAGACCCTAAAGCGGGTAATATATCATCTCCCCCTGCGCCTGTTACAACTGATAATTTATTTCCGGGGATTGTTGTTCCAATACCTACATTGCCACCTGAAGTGATACGCATTCTTTCAGAACCATTAGTTAACAACAGTAAATCAGAATTACTATAAGTACCTAACCTACCAATTGAATCAGCGGACATTCTAATGTCACCACCACTTGTAGACTGAACTCTTGATTGTACTGTTCCTGATCCTAAAATATCAAGTTTAACTTCAGGGATTGTTGTTCCAATACCTACATCTCCCGCGGCAGTAATACGTGCCTTTTCAACACCTCCACCAGGTCCAAATGTTAAATCAGCGGCGGAAGATAAATCTGTATTTATACCATTACTATATAAGTAACCTTTCCAAACCCCTCCGGTTGCTAAAGTTAATACTGATTCTGAAGATCCATTTATGGTTATATTACCTCTTCCTGCTGCTGTTAGTAATGGAGATGTTGTTCCTACACCAACATCGCCATTTGAAGTAATACGCATAGCTTCTGTTAAACCTGTAGAGCGCCAAGTAAGAAAAGATAAATACCCGTCAGCATTAACACTTACGCTATTTTGTTTTCTCCCTGTTATAGCGGCATAGGCTATTTTTGTTGGGTCACCATCAATGTAAGTACCACCAAATACCAAAGAGGGTCCTATATTAGCGGTTTGAGCATCGGTGGTAGCTAAAGATAGGGTTCCTTGTGCTACGCCTGCAACATTATTCGTTAATACTTTTGTAACATCTTCTACTTGTAATTTTGTTTCTGCAAATGATGTATTTATGCCTGTATTACCTGTATTAGTTATTCTCATCCTTTCGGAACCACCCGCATCTACAATAAAATCGAAAGAAGCGGATATACCCCTCCAACCTAAACTTAATGTTTGAGTTACATTATTAGGTCTTAATGTAATAGCGTCAAAACTATTATTAGTTGAAGATACTATATCAAGTTTATTTAAAGGGACTGCTGTCCCAATCCCTAATCTATTATTAGTATCATCCCAAAAGAAATTAGCATTATCTTGAGCTATTGTTGTCCCATTTGAGAATAATACTGAACCTGCTGTTAAAGTTGGAATTGTAGGTGGTATTGCTGTTTCAATAATATTTCCTGTTGAAGTTACAGATAAATTATAAGTAGCAGTACCTGTTTTTGTACCGGAGCCATAATTAAAAAACTGCACAGAAGAATAAAATAAATGATTTCCTGTACTTGGTGGAGCATAATAAATAAACCCTCCAAGACTTGAATCTGCACTAATATAATTACCTGATGAACTTCCCCAATAAATATTTCTATTATTGCTTAAAATAATATTCCCTCTTGCCCCTCCAACTCCTGAACCATTACTAATTATGAAGTCTCCATTTATAAATGTCAAATTATATGCTGATGAAGAACCTCCATCAATTGTTGTTGCTTGTAATAATGTACCACCTAATTGCGCTATAGTACCGCTAAGACTAAGTCCGTTATTTGCAGAACTTAATGGAGTATATCCTAAAATAGTAGGTATAGAAGCAGTTTTCCATTGTCCCGGAGTTACCCCACTATCGTACCATAATGTATCTTTTAAACTTGGGCTCTGAGCCTGTACGTTATGTAATTCATCTAACTCATATCCATTCTGAACTTTTACATACCATCTACCTGCCGAGCCATTGCTTGCGGTAGTCACTGTTCCTAAATATACTAAGTGATTAGGGGCATATTGTTTAACATTTGTAATACTTCCTGCTGTAGTACCAAGATATACAGTATCGCCATCTGCCCAAGTTGACGTTGGAAGAATATTAAGCCCGTCTAAAAGTCCTTCAATAATTATAATACCTTTTTGGTTAACCGCGATTGAAGATGATAAAACAACTCCAATCGTTCGAGCAGAGCCGGCATCGGATGTATTAAATGCTCTTTTCACTGTTAATCTATCTCCCGTTCCTCCGAAAGCATAAACAGGTTGCCCTTTGGTTATAGATACTGAATCAGCATTTGTAACATAAGCAAATAAACTATTAGAGGATGTACCAATACATTGGAATACATTTATTGAAGAATTATATACACAAAGCATCTCAGCTCCGGCCCATATATCCCCACCTATTACTTGCCCATCATTATTCCTATAAAGTGGTATTGCACCTAATCCATTTATATTTAATGTAGCGCCTGTAGTATTTCCATTTGTGAATCTAACTAAGTAAGCATCTCCATCTGCATAAGCAGTTGCGCCTGCTATTGTAACCGTATAAGTATCTGTACCTGAAGCTGTTCCGTGTAGTATACTTCCCGGAGACCCTGATGATGATAAAGTCCCTCCCGAAAGAGCAAGACCCGAACCAATTGTAATTTCTTCCATCACACCTGTTCCCGCCGTGCTTCTACCAATAAGCTTATTAGTAGCCATTGATGTAGAAATAACCGGAGTAGTTCCTCCCGTTGAGGTAATAGGACTTGTTGCACTAACTGATGTTACTGTTCCAACACTCCAAGTTCTATCCGCACTTAAATCATAAGTAGTTCCATTAATTGTTATATTTCTACTTGTTGGAACACCTCCTAATCCTGCTAAAGTATAAGTAGGTATATTTAGTGTACTTCCAATAAGCGTAGAAGAACCCGATGAACCTGTTGTTGTAAGTGTTATTGCATTTTGCTTGCTATTGAAAGTACTCCAATCTGTTGAAGATAGAGCACCTCTATTAGTAGCTGATGCTGTAGGTACATTTAATGTTATAACAGGAGTTGTTGTTGGGTTAGCAACTGTAGACGATAAATCAGTACCTGTTGTACCTAATGTTAAAGCTGCTACAGATGTTACAGTACCACCTGTTATAGTTGGGAAGGTAGCTAAACTACCATCTCCTCTTACGTATTCTGCTGTTGTTCCGTTTATATATGATATAGTACCGGCAGTTGACTTAACAATACCTGTTCCACTTAATGCAGTTTGACCTCCAAGTCCCGCTAAGGTGTATGTAGGTACATTTAATACTCCTGCTATTAAAGTTGATGAACCTGAAGAGCCTGTTGTTGTAAGTGAAGTGAATGTAGCTGTTGGTGGTGTTGGTATATTTAATACATTTGATATAAATGTTGCCGCACCTGAACCCGTTGTTGTTAATGTTATAGTATCTTGCTTACCATTAAATATATTCCAATCTGTCGAACTTAAATAACCATTTGTAGTTGTATTAGATTGATTTATTGTAATAACTCCCGCTGTATCAACAAGGGGAGATGTAAATGTATATGTACTACCTCCTGCATATACAGGAATATTTAAAGTAGAGCCAACTAAAGTAGCAGCACCTGATGTTCCTGTTGTAGTTAAAGTAATTGCAGCAGGTATATCACTCGTTAAAGCAATAGTACCTGAAGCATTTGGTAATTGAAAAATCCTTGAAGCAGTAAGTAAATTATTTGTTATAGAAGCTAATGCACCATATCCAAAAGATATTACATCATTTTGAGCTAAAAATATTTCTCCTACAGAAGGAACATTAAATGTAATTCCTTGGTCTGTAGTGCCTATAGTTATATAGTTTGAGTTTACGCTATCCCATAATCCTAAAGCTCCTATATTAGCATTTTGCAAAGATGTATTTCCAACTAATAATACATCGTTTAATCCCGGAGTTGAAGCTATCGGGAAATTAGACCATACAATACCTGATGTGGACTTCGTTAATACTTGACCCGTTGTTCCAATACTTGTAGTATAGTCTTGAATATTCCCCGGTATAATTCTTGTCGAAGTAATATTACCCGTAAGGTTTATATTTTGAGTTGCAGTATTACCTGCATTAAGTACAGCTTGAAGATTATCTACAGGTAAATTTACCCAATTAATACCTGTTGTAGCTTTACTTAAAAATTGAAAATTAGTACCTTGACTTCCAAGTATATCCTCAATATTAGTAGGTTTAATTAATGTAACATCAATTGTACCTGTAATAAACATATCCTGAGTAGCAATATTCCCCGCATCTAATACAGCTTGTAATGTATCAGCAGGGAAATATTGTGAGAATAATTGCAATAACTCTCCTAACGAAAAGTTCTTCGTAGCAAGTGGAGTAGCTGTTGGTTGAGGTCTCGGTGCTTCCGTTCCTATCAACCTATCGCTTAATTGCAATGGCGTATCCGCCAAACTATAGGTAGATATTTTTGACATTATATTATTTTTTTATTAAACAACAATTCTAACTTCTCCTGTTGCTGTTTTGTATAATGTTCCAACAGCTAACCCTCCCGATATTGCAGCAGAGTTATTAGCGAACGTTTGAAATGTACTTCCTAATAAAGCAAGTATATCCGCTACTTCAAAGTTTTTAGTATTATCAGAATCACTTGTATCTGTTCCTATAAGAAAATCACTTAAAGAAGGCGGATTTGGTTGAGGATATGTACTTATTTTAGCCACAATCTATTAATTTAAAGTTAATAAATATAAAATCTTATCTATTAAAGAAAGCATTTCATCCATAATGTTTTGCAACTCCGATGGATAATTATTTCTTTCTGAATCAATAGTTGAACGCAATTCTTTTAAATGAGCTGTAGCGTCAGTATTCTTAGACTCAGGAATAACTATCTCACATCTTTTGTTTCTACCAAAGTATGCTTCAGTAAACTTGTCTGTTAAATCAAGTATTCCGTCATAATAAGCATTTAATGCTTTATGCTCAGCATAACTTGTAGTCTGAAGATGCGCGATATGCATTGCATCTCTTGATTGGAACAATGTTCCGATAAATTTTCCCGGTGTCATATTACTCTTGTTTTCTTGTTATCTCTCCTGTTTGGATATTGATAACAGCATCAGCACCATACTTTTCAATTAAGTCTTTTTCCTGTGCAGAAAATTCTGTTTTCAATAATTCAATGTGACGCAAAATTTGATTTTTTTGTAACTCAACATCTCCAATAGCCATCTTAGCTTTATTGAACTCTGAGTTTAATTCATTAATCTTAGTAAGCTCTTCTTGAGTTACTGTTTGAATTGCATCCTGTGTAAATTTGTTTTTGTTTTCCATCTTTATTTAATTTAATTGTTATGTTACAAATATATGAATTTTATTTATTATTTATTTTAGAAAATATTATATTCAAAAATAATTCCATACCCTGATGGATTATTTGGTTGTACA